GCACATGGAGATGCAGTAACAGTAAATTCAACTAATTACACAGTTGCAGAAATTCTAAAAGATGGAACAAGTATAACTGAAATATTCCTGGAGACAGCATAATGGCACATCAAAGAAAAACATTCAGAGATCAGGTTATTACTTATTTAACAGGATTAACTACTACAGGATCCAATGTATTTAATTCTAGAGTCTATCCAAATGAACAATCAAAATTACCATTATTGAATGTTTATACATTATCAGAGAGCTCAGAACTTGATGCTATAGGCAGATTATTAAGATCTGTTGATTTAGTAGTAGAAGGATTTGCGAGTGCTAATTCAAGTATTGAAAACACATTAGATACTATATCAAAAGAAGTGGAGGAGGCTCTAGCTGTTGATAGTACTTTAAATGGCACATGCAAAAATCATTTTATTAGCTCAACTGAGGTTACTTTAGCTAATGAAGGCAGTTTACCTATTGGAGTGGTTCGGATGGTGTTTACTGTACAATACAGAACCACACAATCAGATGTAGAGGCATTAATTTAAACTTGACCAATACATCTAAAACATTAAAGGAGAGAGTATGGCAACAGTAAGTGGAAATTTAGGTGTAGTAAAAGTAGGTGGCAACCAAGTCGCTGAGATCAAATCTTTTGATATTACTGAAACAGATAATATCATTGAAGATACAGGAATGGGTGATAGCTTCAAATCTTTTGTCTCTGGAATTAAAGAGGCATCAGGAACTATAACTTGTCATTTTGATAGAACAGATTCTACAGGGCAAGAAGCTATGACAGTTGGAGCAAATGTAACATTGGATTTGTTTACAGAAGGTGGACAATCTGGTGAGAGACAAATACAAGCAAGTGTAGTAATAACTTCAGTTGGTGTATCTCAAACTATCAATGAAATTGTTGAAAGATCTTTTGGTTTTCAAGCAACTGGTGGTGTTACTCATTCAACTGTTTCATAATAATTTATGTCAGTAATTGATAAAGCTATTCAACATTTTGCATTACAAGATTCAAAAACAATTCATGTTCCAGAATGGAATACTGCATTTATTGTAAAACCTTTAAATCTTGATGAGCAAAGAAGATTATGGGAAAAATCAAAAGTTAATGAGATTGAGGCATTAGTAGATCTTATAGTTATGAAATGCGAAACCGAAAATGGTAATAAAGCATTCAAATTAGAAGATAGAAAAAAACTACTTACTGAATGTGATCCAGTTGTTATCTCCAGGTTAGCAAAAGAAATAACAGGAGACACATCTATAGCCGAGGAAAAAAAAACTTAAAAAAAGACCAAAATCTATTCAACGAATATCAATTAGCAGAATTACTACATAAATCAGTTTATGAAATTAAATTGATGTCAGTAAAAGAATATAATGGATGGATTGCCTATTTTAATATAAAAGATGAAAGAGATAGGTTAAAAAAGCATGGCAAGTAAAGGTTTAAAATTTACAATATCAGCAGTTGACAGAACTAAAGCTGTATTTAAAGGAGTCGGAAAATCTGTAAGAGGATTATCCAGTGCTGTATTTAGTTTGAAGGGAGCTCTAGTAGGACTTGGAGGAGCTGTTGTTATTAGATCCATTGCTAGAACTAATGCACAATTTGAAGATCTAAGATCTGGACTTGCATCAGTATTTGGATCTGTAGAAGAAGGAAATAAAAGATTTAGAGAAATTTCTGATTTTGCTACCAGGACTCAGTTTAGTGTTGAAGATCTAACAAAAGCATTCATTACTTTAAAAGGTGCTGGAATAGAACCTACAGAAAAATTACTTACAACATTTACAGATACATCTGCATCAGCAGTTGATGGTTTAGGTGTATTTGAAGCATTAACAAGAGTTATTGCTAGATCAGTTGGTGGTGGTTTAGGATTAGAAGAATTAAATCAGATCTTTGATAGAGGTATTCCTGTATTTACAATTTTAACTGAACAATTAGGAATTACTCGTTTAGAAGTTTCTGAATTAGGTAAAACAGCAGAAGGTTCTGAAAAAATTATTAGTGCTTTAATTACAGGATTAGACAAAAGATTTGGTGGAGCTACACAAAAAAGATTAAGTAACTTAAATGTTGCATTTTCAAACTTTGGAATTGCATTAAGAAATTTCCAAGACATTATTGGCGAATCAGGTTTTGGACAAGCTCTTAAAAATGTAACAAACACATTAACAGATGCAGTATCAGATAGTGATGGTCTAGCTAAAGCAATTGGTAGAGTTTTGGCAAATGTATTTAATAAAATAGATGAAAGTTTAAAATCATTTAGAGAAACAGGATTAGATAATTTAAAAGAATTTTTAATAAAAGCTACATTATTAACAGAGGCTTTTGTTAATAATTTTAAAGCTGGATTAGAATCTGTTGCTAATGCTTTTATAGATATAAGAAATGCTTTGGTATTTTTTAAAGAAGATTTAAAACCAATATCAATTGCTAAATCAGATTTTTCAGATCTAGTAGAATTTATTAGACAAATACAATTTGAAACTAAAGAAGCTGGAACACAATTTCAAAAACATTTTGGTCAAAGATTGCATGGTGATTTTTTAACAAAGACTAATGAAAAATTTAAAGAATTAAGATCAAGATTAAAAAGATTACAAGATGCTAGTAAAGAATTTGGAACTACTATTGCAACTGGTTTTGAGGATGCAGTATTTGAGGCAAAAAAATTATCAGATGCTATAAGACAAATAGCTCAAGATGTTATTAGATTAGCTTATAGAAGGGCAATAACAGATCCTTTAGGTGAGGCTTTAGGTGGTGCTATAAAAGGTGCAATTGGAACTGTAATTGGTTCAATACCAGCTAGAGCTGGAGGTGGATCTGTTCAAGGTGGAAAACCTTATGTAGTTGGAGAGAGAGGAATGGAGCTAATGATTCCAGGTAGATCAGGAACAATAATTCCTAATAATGCTCTTGGTGGATCTGTTACTGTAAATCAAACTTTAAATATAATGCCATCTGTTAATGATTCGGTTAGAGCTGAAATATTTAATGCTCTACCATTAATCAGAGAACAATCTGTCCAGGCTGTTATTGAGGCAAGATCAAGAGGTGGTATAATGACTAAAGCAATGGGATTAAAATAATGACAACTTTAACTATACCAAAACAAACTGATTTTAGATCTGCCTCTTTTGGCTTAGAAGAAAATACAGAAACTTTTGTTTCTCCAATTTCTAATTCAATTCAAACATTGGCAAGAACTGGTGGTAGATGGTATTTGAATATAACTTATTCACCATTAAAAAGAGCTGATGCTCAAGTAGTAATAGCTTTTTTAACTAAGCTCAGAGGTAGAGTCAATTCATTAAATGGTTTTGATCCAAATGCTACATCTCCATTAGGAACAATTGCTGGATCAACATTATTAGTTAATGGTGCAAGTCAAACAGGAAATAGTTTGATATGTGATGTAGCCCAAGCATCAACTACAGTTTTGAAAGCTGGAGATTATTTTGAAGTAAACTCTGAATTGAAAATGGTTACTGATGATGCAACATCAGATTCATCAGGTGATGTAACAATTAATTTTTCACCAAGCCTAAGATCTTCACCATCTGATAATGCAAGTATTACTACAACTAATCCAAAATGTGAGATGAAATTAGTTGATGATAATGTTACCTGGGGTCAAAGTATTGGTGATGTTTACAGCATTTCATTTTCTGCAATAGAGGTATTCTAAATGAGTAAAACTTTAACAACAGCCAACTCAAATGTGTTGGATGATTCTGTTATCATTCCAGTTCATTTTATTAAAATAGAATATACATCTGGAACTTTATATTTAAACACATCTGATAGAGATATTGTTTTTGATAGCAATACTTATGTAGGTGGATCTGGAATAGCTAATATATCATCCATAGAGGAATCCCAGGAGCTCCAGGCGAGTGGGATCCAATTAACAGTTTCTGGAGTTTCAAGCTCAAATGTATCAATAGCTTTAACAGAAAATTTTAAAAATAAAGATGCAACATTATTTTTAGGATTTTTAAATACAGCTAATTATACATTACATGCAGATCCATTTATTATTTTTAAAGGAAAAGTAGATACACAAAATATTCAAATAGATGGAGAGAATTTGACCGTAAATCATGGTGTTTATAAAATTGTATCTCCTTTCAAATGGCCATTTTGGGTATCCATGTTGGTTT